TAGCTTGACCGTTATGTTGTTAAGCGTGACTCAATGGGTAATGTTTTGGAAATCTTGACGAAGGAGAGTGTTAACGCACTCATGCTCCCTCAAGAGATTCGTGAGGTTATTGAAACCTCCGATACAGAAATGAAAAACCTTGAACTTTACACACATACTACTCGTGTGAATAAAGGATGGGAAGTTTATCAAGAGGTACAAGGAATAGAAATTCCAGGTACTCGTGGTAAATTCAAAGAAGAAGAATGCCCTTTCATCCCTCTACGGTTTACTCGTGTAGATGGAGAAGATTATGGAAGAGGTTACGTTGAAGAATACATCGGTGACTTGAGAAGCCTTGAGGCTTTGACAAAGGCTATTGTTGAGGGGGCTGCGGCCTCATCTAAGATACTGTTCCTTGTCAAACCAAACGGCACAACCAAGACCAGAACCCTAGCAGAAAGCCCTAACGGTGCTATCGTTAGTGGGGATGCAGCTGATGTTTCCACCCTGCAAGTACAGAAGGCCTCTGACTTTAGGGTTGCGCTTGAAACCGCAAGGACAATCAACGAGAGAATATCCTACGCTTTCCTTATGAACAGTAGCGTACAGCGTCAAGCTGAGCGTGTTACTGCAGAGGAAGTAAGGTTCATGGCTCAGGAGTTGGAGTCTGCCCTTGGTGGTGTGTACTCAATCCTATCTCAAGAACTACAGATGCCTTTGATTAAGACTATCATGGCTACCCTAGAACGCTCTGGTAAAATGCCTAAGCTTCCAAAGGGTGCAGTCAAGCCTACGATTGTCACAGGTATTGAAGCTTTGGGACGAGGCCAAGACCTCAACAAGCTTGCTACATTCCTGCAATATTTACAGCCTTTAGGGGCGCAGGTGATAGCGTCTGAAATGAATATCTCAGATTACATTGACCGATTGGGAGCCAGTCTGGGGATTGATACCAACGGTCTTATCAAGTCTGAAGAGCAGAAGGCACAAGAGCAAGCCCAAGCTATGCAGATGCAACAGCAACAACAACAGATGCAGATGATGCAACAGATGGCTGTTAAAGGCACACCTGAGATGATTAAGCAAGGTGCATCACAGCAACAACCACCAAGCGAATAGGTGTATAATGGTAGACAGTTTGAACACACATGACTTAGATGCAGGGGCTGAGCCTGTAGAGCATACAAAAGCTATGCTAGAAAAAGCAGAACAATTAGAAAAGAATAACAACCCTGACCGTCCTGATTGGCTTCCTGAAAAGTTTGCTTCTGTTGAGGCTATGGCTCAGGCCTATACTGCTCTTGAGCAAAAGATGGGTAAGCCAGAACAAGAAGCTCCTCCTGTCGACGAACCACAGGAAGAACTACCAGAAGCCGCCTCCTCTGATGGGGGTGATGTGGCTGAGGTACTAGACGGTGTGGGTTTAGACTTTGATGTATTCCAACAAGAGTACAGCGAGAATGGCTCATTAAGTCCAGATGCTTACCAAGCTCTAGATGAAGCTGGCTTCCCTCGTAGTCTTGTTGATAACTACATCCAAGGCCAAGAAGCCTTAGCCTCATCAGCCACCAGTGAAATGTATGATATTGCAGGTGGGCAGGAAGGTTATGGTAATATGATGGAGTGGGCTACAGAGAACCTGTCCCCTTCCGAAATAGAAGCGTATAACGCTACCGTAGATAGTGGAGACTCAGGCATCACACGCCTAGCAATACAGGGTCTGGTAGCGAGGTATCGTTCCGAAGTAGGCACAGAGCCTAACTTAGTAGAAGGCACTACTGGTGCGACTTCGGGTGGGCGATTTGAAAGCGCGGCAGAGGTAACTGCTGCCATGCGTGACCCCAGATACCAAAATGACCCTGCCTACCGACAGAGAGTGGCTCAAATGATGGCACGTTCTTCGGTATTCTAACTGTCTCCATTGGATTGGGGGTCTTTGTACCCCCTCTCCTTTTAAGTATATCTACTGGGTGTACTTAAAAGGGGAAACCCTAACACACAGTCAACATAACAAACGATTACCCCTGACCTGCTGCGGCAGACAATCTTGGCGAAAGGGTGTGATGATTGCTGAGTGTACTTTAACTCAACAACATTACTAAGAGGTATATCGAAATGGCTTCAGCCGCTTCAAACCCAGCTTACTCCGTAAGTTTCCAGGGTCAAAATAACCTGTCAGGTGACGTGCGTGACTTGTTTCTCAAGCTGTACGCTGGCGAGGTTCTAACTGCTTTTGAAGAGAAGAAAATCATCTCTGATAAAGTCCGTACTCGTACAATCTCAAAAGGTAAGTCTGCTTCATTCCCAATGACAGGCCGTGCCTCTGCCGAATACTTAACACCAGGAAACGAAATCACTGGTGGTTCTATTCGTGCAGGTGAGCGTATCGTAACTATTGATGACTTGCTCATCTCTAGCCAGTTTATTGCTAACATTGATGAAGCAATCAACCACTACGATGTCCGTTCAATCTACTCTAAGGAAGCTGGTATCGCACTGGCTAACGAAGCTGACCGTAACGTAGCTCGTATGCTCGTTAAGGCCGCTTTGTCTACCAACGCTACTCGTGCCGCTGGCCTAGTCCAAGACTACAAGGCGTTCTCAGAGGAAGACTTTACAGATAACGTCACTATTGGGTCTACAAATGCCCACGATACTGACGCTTCCCATATTGCTCAGGCAATCTTTAATGCTCGTAAAGAGATGGAGAAGAAGAACGTACCAATGGATGGTGCATGTGTTCTCCTTCCACCTGACCAGTACTACGCATTGTTAGATGTTACTGATGGCAACAAGCTTGTGTACATGAACCGCGACTTCGGTGGCAATGGTTCTATCGCAGCCGCTAATGTTCCAAACATTGCTGGTATGCCTGTGTATATGTCAAACCATGCTGACGTAACTAACCTGTATCACGCAGATGGTTTCACTGGTGGTAACGCTAATGAAGGTAAGACAGGCGATAATGCTCCACTTGCAAACACTGCAGGCTCAGGACGTACAGCAGCTTATGACTTGCCTACTGCTAACGTGGATAGCGTGGACATCGTAGCAATCGCTGCGAAAATTCGTGGTTTCGTCTTCACCCCAGACGCTGTGGCTACTGTTAAGCTACTCGACTTGGGCATGGAGTCTGAGTACCAGATTAACCGTCAAGGCACTTTGATGGTTGCTAAGTACGCGATGGGACATAACGTTCTACGCCCTGCTTCTGCAATCGCTCTCTTAGAGGCCTAAGTTTAACGGAGGGGGAGCTTCACGGCTCCTCCTTTTCTTTTAAGGATTTACTATGAGTATTGAACGTGGAGGCCATACCTTCAAAGGATTGCGTATTCCTATTAGCACCCCCAATCACAAAACCAAATCACACGCTGTACTTATAGGCACAACCAAAAAGCCTGAGCTTATTAGGTATGGTGAACAAGGTGCGAAGACAAACCAATCAGCCAAACAACGTAAAGCTTTTAAAGACAGACACCGCAAGAACATAGCCAAAGGCGAAACAAGTGCGGCTTATTGGGCTAATAAAACTAAATGGAAAGCATAGGAGGTTAGCATGGCGCAGACAACCAAGCTAGAAGCAGTTAACACAATGCTGTCGGCTATCGGAGAAGCTCCTGTTACTGCATTGAACTTAGGTTTAGTCGAAGCTGACATTGCTGAAACCATCCTAGAGTCTGTGAGTAAAGAAGTGCAGTCTCAAGGCTACTCATTTAACAGACAGCTATCTGTAGCATACAGCCCCGATACCAACGGTAACATCGTATTACCTGCTGACATTCTACGAGCAGATAGTACTCAAAAAACAGGCAACCTAGACCTAGTACAACGTGGTCTTAAAATGTTTGATAGAGTTAATAATACCTACAACATCACTGGCACAGTCTATCTAGATACTGTGACACAGTTAGATTTTCTAGACCTTCCCGAAGTGGTGAAACGCTACGTCACAATACGAGCAGGACGTATCTTTCTTGACCGTGTTGTCGGTTCAGCAACACTCCACGGCTTCTCAGAAAAAGATGAAGCTAGAGCATTATCCGAAATAAGGGATATGGAGGGCGAGGGACAAGACTTTAACATTTTCAACAGCTTTGACACATACAGCATCATTAATAGGGTGGCTGGGAGGACTGTCACATGACACTAATTAGTACGTCCATACCTAACCTTATTAATGGTGTATCTCAACAGCCCCCATCCGTAAGGTTGGTAACACAGGCAGAGAAACAAGAGAATGGATTGTCTAGTGTCGTAGATGGCTTAACTAAAAGACCCCCAACAGAGCATAAAAACTTCTTTATTACTGGCTTGAGCAGTCAACAGCAGACTGACTTTGCTAACGCTTTCATCCACCCTATCAGGAACTCTGACAACACCTTGCATTTCATGGTTGTTCAAAAGGACGGTACGGTAACAATTTGTGATAGTACAGGCACGGTCAAGTCGCTTACAAACAATGGCTCTTCATATTTATCTGGACTAACTAACCCATCGACAGAACTAACAGCGACAACTGTTGCTGACTTTACGTTCCTTGTTAACAAGACAAAGACTGTAGCAAAGACTTCAGCAACGTCTGCCACAAGGACACCTGAAGCTTTAGTTCATGTAGCAAAAGCTGATTACAGTGTAACCTATACTCTTAGCATAACTAAGGGTGGGCAGACATTCACACGCGAAATTAGCACGATGGCTTCAGTCCAAGACACAACCGCCGCGTCAGCCAATGCTGAGAAGTCAATTCAGACTGACCGTATCGCATCTAACCTTAGATACAATACAACTACAGAAACCACATATTATGGGTCAACTTCTGGCGCAAACATAGCAGGACTAAACTTTGCTTTATATGGTAACGTAATACATATCTACGGAAGTACAGCTAATGATGACTTTACTTTAGAGGTAACGGATAGTAGAGGCGGTGAGCATCTAAGAGTATTCAAAGGGGAAACCCCTGACTTCAAAAAGCTCCCTACTCAGTCACCTGATAACTTTGTTATCCTAGTATCTGGGGACAACACTAAGGGACAGGATGATTACTACGTCAAGTTTAATACTGATGTAACTAACGGTAGGCCTGTATGGAAAGAAACCATTAAACCAGGTTTACTTACCACCCTTGACGCTGGGACTATGCCTCATACCCTGACCTACAACGGCTCTGCCTATACGTTAGGAACACAAGCATATGACAACAGGCTTGTGGGTGATGACACTACTAACGCCTTCCCATCTTTTGTTGGTGAGAAGATTAACGATGTGTTCTTTCACAGGAACAGGCTTGGCTTTCTTGCTGACGAGAATGTAATCTTCAGCGAAGCTGGGGAATACTTTAACTTCTTCAGTAAAACAGTGGTTACCCTTGTTGACAGTGCGCCTATTGACGTTGCTGTGTCTAACAATCAGGTATCTATCCTACGTCATGCCGTACCTTTTAACGAGAGTCTTCTGTTATTCTCAGACTTCTCTCAGTTCCGCTTATCTGCAGAACAACTACTTACCCCTGAGACAGTCTCTATTGACGTGACTACACGCTTTGAGGCCAGCCTTGTGGCTAAGCCGAAAGGCGCAGGTAAGTATGTTTACTTCCCTACTAAGAAGGGAGCCTTCTCTGGGCTACGAGAGTACTTTGTTGACGTGGATACAGAAACAAATGATGCAGCTGAGATTACAGCCCACATTCCTAGTTACATTGCTGGCACAGTAAAGAGTATGGCGGCCTCCTCCAACGAGGATATGGTATGCTTAATAACAGACGATGACGCTACTGTGGTCTACCCTTACAAGTTCTTTTACCAAGGAAACGAAAAGCTACAGTCAGCTTGGTCACAATGGAAGTTCTCTGGAAGTGTACGCTTCATGGAGTTTGACCAATCAGACCTGTTCTTTGTGACACAGTATGGAGCTAAGGTAGCTCTTGAGCGTATGAACTTATCTCGTGACGATGCTCTT